AATTCACTCCAATACCAAAACCCCACTATGGATTGATGACTCGGCGCACATGACACTTTTCGAGTTCCGTTCCAAAGTTCGCCGGGCAAAAAAGAAACATAATATTCAGCTGGTAATTTGCGACTATCTAAACCTATTTACCGGGGACGAAACGAAGGATAATATGAGTGAAAAGTATGGATCAATCTCAAAGATGTTCAAGGCCGTTGCGAAGGAATGCAAGGTTGCCGTTTTGTCACTTGCCCAGCTAAACCGGGGAGTTGAACAGCGGTCAAATCCATTACCTAAACTTTCAGACCTTCGCAACTCCGGGGAAATAGAACAGGATGCAGATATTATAGTTTTCCCAACACGTTACATATTAGCCGGAATGCACGAAGATAGTCACGGGAGAAATTTAGACACCATGGCACTTATCGACGTTGCAAAAAACAGAAATGGACGAGTTGATCAGGTTGAAGTAAATGTAAGTGCAGACTGCATGATTTGGACGGATCAAGAAACAGCAACCCCGGTCGATTTTACGCAGTCAAAAACTAATGAAGAACCACCATTCGCATAAATCAAAAACTATGTTTCACGTACCAAATAAAAACAGAAATAGAATTCACCCGCAATTGGGGTCAGATGACAATATTGGGAATAACGGATTATTTATAATTCCATATTTCAAGCCAAACGGATTAGAATTTAGAGTGATTGCATCTGATGGAGAAGGCTGGGAACACGCATCAGTAAGCATTGCACTCCCGGAAAGGGTTGCCTTACGCTGTCCGACATGGGAAGAAATGTGCTACATAAAAAAGATGTTTTGGGATGAGGAGGATTGTGTAATTCAGTATCACCCATCAAAAAGTGAATATGTAAACTACCATCCTTTTGTACTTCATTTATGGAGGCCGACAAATCAAGTGATTCCGATTCCGAAAAAAATAATGATAGGCTGATGAAAACCATGGATGACAATTCGAGAATGCCGAAAAGACCAAGGATTTGCGGAATTTATAAAATACTATCCCCTTCGGGAAGAATATATATTGGTCAGTCAATCAATATTCTGAAAAGATGGGAAACCTATAAATATAAGGCCTGTAAAACACAATCAAAACTGCATAATTCCTTTTGTAAGTATGGCGCAATTAATCATATATTTGAAATAATTCACTTTTGCGAGCCTAAGGAATTAGACGACCTCGAAAAATATTATATAAATTTCTATGATTCCTGTAATCCGCATACGGGATTGAATTGTGTGGCCGCAGCAAGAGGAAAGGGAATTGTTTCAGCAGAAACCCGAAAAAAACTATCAATAGCCAGACTTGGTTATAAACCGACAAAGGAGCATATTGAAAACGTAAGGAAAAACAGATTCAAATTTTCCTCTCCTAAAAGGAAGGTAATTGATATAGAAACCGGGATTGTTTATGAATCAATGAAAGCGGCATCACTTTCTTTTGGAATAAAATACACAACATTAAAAATGATGCTGTACGAAAAGAACTGGAACCGAACTCCATTAAAACTAATAGTATGATTAAATTCACATCTTATATCGGCATTGATCCGGGCAAAGGGGGAGCAATAGCATACATATCGGAAGGGCAAAATGCAAAGACAGTTTCCATGCCTGAAACCGTGGATGAGCTTAACGAATTTTTTAAATACCTGAGAAGTATTTCTGAAAATCCGATCGCCTGTGTGGAGAAAGTAAGCCTATGGAGAGGCGATGCCAATGCCGGGAAGGCTTTTGGGATTGAAAAATTAACCCGAAACCTGAATGAGATCACAACCCTTCTCCGGGTAACTAAAATTCCCTATATCATGGTGCTGCCTATTCAATGGCAAGCTTACCTCAAGCTATCCGGCCACCGGGGAGAAAAGTACGACGATCGGAAGCGGAGATTCAAACGGATAGCAACTATGCACTTTCCGGGGATTCCAATTACATTGACAAATTGTGATGCGCTGCTGATAATGGAGTTCCTTGCTTTTAAAATGCAAAGGGAACCCGACTGGGTTACAAAGAAGATACCAGATTCAATTATAAAAACTTTAGAGTTATGAAACCAAATGAACGTCAGATAATCGAAAAGTGGGAAGAATTGTATGCTGAAGTTACAAGGCAGTTCAAACCATACGCCACTACTAAGATAAGAAATCTCAACCGGGATATTCAAAGTTTAGAACTACGATTAAAAGTGCAAGAACACGAATCTGTAATAACAGAAGAAGATTACAGGAAACATGGGAGAGCAACTTAATAATTCAACAATATGGATGAAGTAATTATTTTCGGAAATATACTGCCGGGCGGAAGAATATCGACGGCCGTTTCGCCAGAATACCAGCAATTCTTGAAGGAAAATTCAGGTGAAAAGATCGCTGTAACCCTTACTGTAATTTCAGACAAAGGGAATATACGGCAGAAAACATACTATGAAAAGGTGGTTCTTCCATGTATAATTGAAGGATTCAGAGAAACGGGAGAAATTACCAACAAGAAGGACGCTGACGAATGGGCAAAAGCTATTTGTCCGGCGACCAACAAACGCAAAAAAGTCCGGGGTGAATGGGTTGATGACATTGTCCCGGAGAATCAAATGACGGAAAAACAATGGAGTGAGTTGATAGTAAACAGCATCAGGATATGTGCCATGGAATTTATGATTATAGTTCCAGAACCGGAAAAAAGATAGTTGAGAAAGTCGCTTGCTGTAACAAAATATGTTCGTACCTTTGAAAAAGTAACAAACCAAAAATAAACTACTAAGATGGCAAAAGCAGAACCACTAAGCATTGACAGAGTTACAGAGATCGCAAGCCGATACATACTCCCAGCACCTTACGAAAAAAGAAACCCGGCCGACATAATACATTACCTGTATATGATAATGCTGGCCGACCAAACTGTAAAGTCTGATCCGACCGATGACGAGTTGGAGCAGTATATTGATATGTATTTTAATCTTTAAAAACCAAAAACTATGAATGGATGTTTAGAATCACAATTTGAATTACAAAAATTGAAGATCCTTAAGGGAGCTTCCGGAGTAAATGTTGATTTCGCTGTAAGCGGAAATGACAGTGTCCCAACGGTTGTACATCATGTCGAGAATCCGACATTTGCGCATCCTGATTTACTGAATGCGGTAAACGCAATTAAAGAATTACTGGTTAAGGCAATAGGGAAAGAATCGATCCATACAGAAAGGGTAATTGCCGGGTTAAAATCTAACTTCAAAAAGGAAACAACCTATTTGGAGCTCGAAAAACTTTTTGAGGATCATTACATTGCAGAACTTCAAAAAGTAACAGTTACCGGAGTTGCAATTTCCGGGTATGACCAGAACAGGGGTGCTATAATTACCGGGACATACCTTTGCAAGAACGGCTCGAAGATAGCCTTGAACTCTCCTCGAGTACGGTTTGAGGGGGAACTATTCGGCTGGGAAAAGGTACTTGATGAAGCTTGTCAGGTAATTGCCCATGAAGCCTATGAATATACCTTCAAGGACAAACAAGCTCAACAGACCATTGATTTTGGAACAGACGGAACCGAACCAGAAAAACCAGAATAATGGGACGTACAGAAATTAAAACTCAAATTGAGTATGACCGTTTTATAACAACGGGTTGTGAACCCTTAATTGATTCCGGGTTTGATATTGATATTAATCTTCGTGTGGAAATACAAAAGAAGATGTTTGGTGGAAATCCCGAACTCCCGGAGGTTCGTAACAAGTTCTTCCGGTGGGTTTGGGATAGGAAAGTTCATGTTTGCGAAGAAACAAAGGCCTTTTTGGGTCACGACATGAAAGCGGAATTTATGAGTCATATTCTTTCCCGGGGTGCGCATATTGAAATGGCATTCGACCCTCGAAATATTAATATTCTTTCGCCGGACGCACACAGAGAATGGGAATCCGGCAAGCGAGAGAAGATGTATATATTCGCCAAAAACAAAGATCTGGTTGCGCTGCTGAAGGCGGATTACGCGGAGCTGAAAAACTATAACACATTCCCGGAGGAAAAATCAAAGGAAGCGGAGGGGTTCGTTCCGGGAATTGATGAAGAATGGATTTATGAGATTCTCGACAAAACGAACGCTTTTGCCAAACAGCTAATTGAGGAACACTTCAAGCGGCATAAATAAAAGTAAGATGTTAAACATTCAAGGCAAATTAAAAACAGTACAGAATATGAAAACGGGAGTTAAAGTTACCGTGTTCTGCAAATGGGATGATATAAGCCAAGATGATACGCTGGACTTACTTCAGGCGGTTGGTTCTAATGGGTATGTAACTTTTACACCCAATAAACTAAAAGCAGAAGTTGAGGCCGCACTTCAGCAGAAACTTGCAAGTATTAAGCCAGACCCAGTAACCGGGAGAAGTAAATCACAAACGCTTCGGGATCAAATCTTGAAGTTCTGGAATCGGTTTTATAAAGGGAAAAAGGAATTTGCAGAATATTACGATGAATCTATGGACGTTCTAATTGGAATGGTCAAAAAGAAAAATTCAAAAGCCGAAGTTGAAGAACTTGACAGGCATTATGGAGAAGCACAACATGATTATGGAGACACACTTAAAAAACTCGGTTAAATGGGAGACAAAAAGATGAATCCTAATGTGGCCACAGTCTGCCTAATTGGCGCAGGAAACAAATGCTGCAGATACCTCATGGTTGGGGGATATGGCTTCGAATGTGCAAAAATCACAGCCTTAAAAACCACTCTTGATACAAGGGTAAAACAAGGTCGGATGATTGCACAGGGAGATAATTGCGAAGGCAAAGGAATGAGTGAACTAAATTAAAAACTACAAAGACATGATTAACAAAGTGATTTTAATTGGACGTGCCGGGAAAGACCCGGACTTACACACGACCGAAAGAAAAAAAACGGTCGTAAGATTTACGGTCGCTACTTGGGAGAATTATAAAGATGAAAAGGAACCCACAGGCTGGCGTCAAGTTACCGAATGGCATAACGTGGTGGTCTGGGGAGCTGCCGGGGAGTCTATTAAAAAGCACCTCAAAAAAGGCGAGCTGGTTTATGTTGAAGGAGGGGTAAGAACCCGGAGTTATACAGATAAAGAGGGCGTGACAAAGTACATTACTGAGATTGTGGGATTTGCAAGGGCACTCTTGGCAAAGAAAGACGCAGCCAGTTCCGGTACCGCAAAGGAATCTCCAAAGGGAGAACCCGGAAAGGCCTCAAAGCCGGAAGACACAGTGGATATCCATGAAGAAATTCCACCAGATGAATTAAGTGACTTACCATTCATTTTAACTATTCCGATCGCACTTGGATTTTTGTTACAGTTTATGATATGAAAAAGTGTTTTATATGCGGAATTGAAAAGGAGATAAGTGAGTTTTATCTTCATCCACACATGAAGGATGGGCATTTAGGAAAATGCAAAGACTGTACTAAAAACTATGCTGATAAAAGGGACAAAATATTAAGACAAGATCCGGGTTGGTGTGAAAAGGAACGTATTAGATCAAAGGAGAAATACCATAGGCTTAATTATAAAGTACAGCAATTTGCGCTTAATAAATCTAAACCTTACAAGAATGCGGAATATAAAGGGCAGCATAAGAAATTAGCGTTGCCGAAAGGTAAAAATATCCACCATTGGAATTATAATATTTTAGATGATTTTTCGGTTTTTGACACGGCTTTCCATAGATTTATTCACAGATTTTTAAGACTGGATAGTGAAACACTTTGTTTCAAAACTAAAGATGGAGTGCTTTTAAAAACAAGGGAAATTCATGATAGATATTTACTTGAACTAAAAAAGGAATATGATGGAAGCAAATACACAAACTACACTATTCGAACTACAGGAGGGCGATAGATTCTACTTTGTCGGAGACCCAAGAAAGGCAGTTTTGGAAATCGGGAATGTTATAAAACATTACAGATCAGGCCGGGTACTTCATGTGATCTATAAAGATTTGAAAGAAGGACACAGGGATCGGCCAGTAGTTTTCCTGAGAAACATTAAAGAAGGGGTAAAAAAATAAGTTTACCTTTGGATGTAAATTTCCCGGAGGAAGCTAATGCGAAACTTATCCGGGGACTTACTTCCGGGGGAATAGTAAGATACCAGAACGTTAAGAAAACAGCGCAATCGCAAAAACTAATAAAAACAATTATGGCAAAAGAATTCTCGAAAAATCCAAGGAAGATCACAAAAGAGCTTCTGGAGCAACTAAAAGTAAATATCGAAGAACTTGGCGATCTATCAGGTATTACGCACGATCTTAATTCAGATCAGATTATTGCCGGGAACCAACGAAGCAAGGCAATAAACTTCAATGATTGTGAAGTAACCTTGATGGAAAAACCTCACGAACCAGACGCACAGGGAACCGTGGCCTTGGGGTATGTTCTCTGGAATGGGCAGAAACTCCATTACAGGCAAGTTAAATGGACTGTTGAACAATGCGAAAAAGCCAATATAACGGCCAATTCTATTTCCGGTATCTGGGATGAGGCGATGTTAAAGTCGCCAGAGTGGGCAAGCGTGGCAGGAATTAATGACTGGAATCTTCCTTTTGTTCTTGATACTCCGGTTCTTTTGGGTAATGACATTACAGGGATGGCCAAAACATCTAATAAATACCATGACGTTAAGCCGTTGATATTTATTTCCTTTAATTTGGTTCAGCGGCAGATCGACGTCCCGGAAGTGGAAGCCAAGAAGTTCCTTAATGGACTAATTGAATTAACCCGGTTGGATAAACTTAAAGAGTTTTACGACGGGGTTTATGAGCTTGCTTTTAATAAAATGCAAGAAATGAATGCAATTCTGGAAGAACAACCAAAGTCAAAGAAAACTAAAAAATCATAATATGGATTCAAGGATTAAAAAAGTAAAGTTCCGGGGTGGCAGGGTAGATGCCATAATGGATAATGGGAACCAAGTAAAATTATTCGATTATACTCCTAAACTTCCGCCTTTCAAGGAAGGAGATCTCAGAGGGAAAACGCTGGCCGAGGCTTTTGAGTTTAAGAAAAACCTTGAAAGAATACCAATTATATGAAATATTGCCTTTATCCTATGTACCCGAAGGATCGGGCGCAGGAAAGTATCGGTGTAGGGTATTATACCCTTCAGATGTTGGAATTCTTGATCCGGGCAAATAAACACGAACTGATTGAAGTATCAGCGATCGACAAAAAGACAATAATTCTAGTTTCGATCTGCACGCTGGATTCAATACCTGTTCTGAGAACTATCCGCAAAAAGCACCCGGAGAATATTATCATTACCGGAGGCCAGTTTGCTTTCAATTTCCCGGTATGTTTAATCTATTCGGATTACTGCAATGTTGGGGAAGGGTTTGAGTTTCTCCGGTGCAAAAGCCTTGATGAAGCCAAAAAGTTGAAGTGTTTCACATGGAAGGGCAAGGGTGAAATAGTCGAGCCGTCATCTTTAATTGATTGGCCAATGGTTCCGGCCTGTCAGACAAAACAGGGAATTTACTATTACTGGAAAGGAGTTGGCTGCCGGAATAAATGCGGATTCTGTTTCACTTCTTGGACGAAGAACAGACAGGAAAACGACCAGAGAAGGGTTCAGGGAGTGGCAAACATGGTAAAATCCAAAGGTTCCGGATTAATCTTAATTTCCAATGAGTATGACGATGACACGGAAGTTAAGGTGAAAGATATGATGCTGAAACAATTCCTTAAAATCCCATTGAAGGAAGGGAATCCAAAACTAATCCGGCTGGGAATTGAGTTCCCTACAGAAGAAGCGAGGAAAAAGTACGGCAAGCCGTTCACTAATGACGAGTTCTATCAAGCTCTGGATAAGGCAGCCGACGAAATGAAAGACCTGAATCTGTTTTTTATTACCGGATTAACACCTTTGGAGGATATTAACAACTTATTAACAGGATATAAACGTTATGGAACAAAACCAAAAATATTCGTTAAGCTCACGAACATTACCTACCAGCAGTACACGCCCATTCATGCCGAACGGCTCAATATTCACATTGAACATTACGCATATCCGGATTATAAACACGAACTCAAAAACCTGCTCGACCGTCATGCGGGATGGCGCTTCAATATCCTCTCCTGTGCACGTCCACATAAAGCCTTGTATGAGACATTCATGAATCACATTACAAACGAGGATGAATATGAAATGGCCAGAAAGGTTCTTTCGGCACATACGGCGGATGATGCGCTTTCACTTTTGCTTTCTAGTGGAGTGTTGAAAAACGACTTCTCGGGACTTATTCGCTTCTGGTATCAAAAACACGGCACTCTTGAAGAATCGTATTTTAAGGCGAATACTGAATCGAAAGCTTTCATGGAGAAATACTCAGGAAAGAGCTTTTAGCATTTAAGATGTGGTATCTTTACAATAAAATGAAAGAAATAGAATTAAGTATAGTATTTAAAGCGTTGGTTGATGACGAAGATTATGACATGGAGCCTGTAGTTACACAGAAAAACGATCTGGCTGTATTTTTGGCCGATCGGAAATTCACTTTTGATCCCTTGTTGGACTTTGTCGTATCTTTTGAACTCAACCAAGGGAGAAACGGAGAGGGTTCAGGATTTATTGAATGGTACATTCCTGAAAATGTTAAAATGAACTACAATGTTGATTTTATGAAAATCTTCTTTCATACCATAGAAGTCCGGGCAGACTGGGAAGAGGACTTCATTGCGGGTCCTCGGCTGTTTGGCCAGTACATTAAAGGATACTTTAGAATACCAGAAAAAATCATGAATCCATAAAATGAAAGGCAGTAAGTTCAAGGCAGGAATGTCGCTTCGTGCAATTGTCCCGTTTTCGAGTGAAATAATGAAAGTTCATATCGAATATGTTTTGCCTTCGATTTACATTGACAGGAAACTTATAGTTTACAGAGTATTCGGAAAGCACAAAAGATGGTGGCATGAATTTCTATGCACGGAAGAAGAAATGCAATGGTATATTGATAAAATAACCGTCATAAAACAAAGGTCAAAACCTAACGTATAACGCCTTGGATGGGCATTGTAAAATCCATACACAAAATGAAAAAGTCAAGTGGTAAAGTTAAAGGTGGCAAACGTGGCGGAGGAGGCCATAGCAAATGAGTTGGTCAGTTAATAAAACAGGAACACCGGACGAGGTTGTTGCATACTTAAAAGAGCAGAGCAATATTCTCTACGGACAAAGCAAGGAAGAATATGATGCAGCCCTTCCTCACTTAATTGCGATAGTAGAGCAAAATCTCGGAGGCTCTATTTCTCTTAATGCCTATGGACATGGTTCAAAAGACGCAGCGGGAAATTTCACAGACAGAAATTGTCAGGTGCATATTACCCGATAACACCAAAGCTTTAAGCTGGTCAAAACGAATGGCCAGCTTTGCTTTTTGAATGAACTTGATTGAAACAAAACTAAACGAAAATGGACACCTTAAAAAAGGAAAGTCTGGCAGTTGAAGACGAGAAGCAAGCGGAACAACAGCGGACGGTAATTGCAAAAGGTCAAATGTTAGCAGCTCTGGAACAAGGATTGGGAATAGTATCGGTGGCCTGTAAGCTCGTTGGAGTTTCCAGATCGGTGCATTATAATTGGATGAAAGATGATGATAATTACCGTATGTCCGTTGAATCACTATCGGAAGTTGCTTTGGATTTTGCAGAATCAAAACTTATGAAGCTAATCGAGAACGGAGATAATTCTTCCACTATCTTCTTCCTGAAAACCAAAGGCAAAAAGCGAGGGTATATTGAACGGTCGGAATTTGCCGTTGTCGATCCTTTCTTGGAACTAATGCAAAACTACAACCCGGACGGTAAACCCGACTCCAAATGACACTTGAAGAATTTAAGAAGGACTGTTATAGTCGCTGGAGAGGGGACTGGAACTCTTTTGCATTTGAAGCCTTAAAAGCAAGGCTCGATCCACACCAGCAGGAAATACTCTATGCGTGCCAAACAGAAAAGATGATTGCGGTTGCTTCCGGGACTGCTCGAGGGAAGGACTATGTTGCAGCCACTGCGGCACTTTGCTTTATGTATTTAACTCCTGTATTTCGAGGTAAGGAACTTATTGCTAATACAAAAGTGGCAATGACAGCACCGACAGGAAGACAAGTCGGAAATATAATGTACCCGGAGTTAACTCGGCAATTCAAAGCTGCAAAATTCCTGACTGGCCGATTAGTTTCCTTCGACATAAGGACAAAATACCCGGAATGGTTCTTAACAGGATTCAAGGCGGAAGATAATCAAACGGAAGTATGGTCAGGCTTTCATGCCGTCAATACAATGTTTATCGTAACTGAAGCTTCCGGCCTTTCAGAAACTACGTTCGCAGCTATCGAAGGAAACCTACAGAGTAATTCAAAACTCCTTATCGTATTCAACCCTAACAGCCTTATCGGGTATGCTGCAAGGGCAATGGCTTCTCCCAGGTTTCATTCTTTCAGGCTTGATGACCTTAACGCTCCCAATGTGCTTCAGAAGAAAACTATTTATCCGGGGCAAGTAGACTATGAATGGGTGAAAGATAAGGTTGCGACTTGGTGTAATCCTATTCAGGAAGATGACTTTAACGAAGGGCTTGGAGATTTTGAATGGGAAGGTGGATTGTACAGGCCAAATGACTTATTCAGAGTTAAGGTTCGTGGAATGTTCCCGGAAACATCAGAGGATGTACTTATACCTTACAGATGGGTCGAGCTTGCAATGGAACGCTGGCAGAAGCGCAAAGATGAAGGGTTGGTACTAACGGGTCATAGGCGAATAGGTGTTGATATCGCAGGGATGGGAAGGGATGCGTCGGTACTTTGTCACAGGTTTGAAGACTTTGTTGTTAATTTCGATCGCCACCAATCGGGAGGTGAGGCAGATCATATGAAAGTTGCCGGGATGGTATTGAACGCACTTGACAAAAAGGCGCTGGCTTTCATTGATACTATCGGGGAAGGTGCCGGGGTATTCTCACGGCTAATGGAACTTGGCAAAAAGCGGCAAGTCTTTTCCTGTAAGTTCAGCGAGGGAGCAGAAGGACTTTCTGACTATACACAGCAGTATTCCTTTGCAAATATGAAAGCTTATCTATATTGGGCAGTCCGGGATTGGCTGAACCCGGCTTTTGATTCAACGGCTTGTCTTCCACCTGAAAAATCGCTTATTGAAGAAATTCTGGAAATTCGATATATGATTCAGAGTAATGGAAAGATTATAATTGAGCCAAAGGAAAAGATGAAAGAAAGGCTTGGTAGATCGCCAGACTTATTTGATGCGTTGGCCAATACATTCTATCCGGGAGATACACAAAAGGGAGTTAGTATTACAGACTTGGCAGGGATGCTTCGCTAATTATTTGTTTTCTAATTTTGATTAGTCTAAATTTGTTCAACCAAAAACCTTAATAACCAATGGCAAAATTCAGAAGGGTTGCAAAAGTAGGAACTTCCGGCGGCAAGGCAGTTGTGAAAAACAGCAGAGGCAAAATAGTCAGCCGGCACTCATCAAAAGCCGCAGCTATCAAGGCTGCAAAATCCCGTCAACGGCAGCACGCAAAAAAATCTTAATATGGCAAACTTAACCTATGATGATATTATTAAGTCGGATGACTTGAATAAGATAAAAGAGACATTTTCAAATCAGAAGGTGGCCTTTAACCAAACAGTGAGTATTATCGGCACGGAAGCAGTAACAAAAAGAGACAAAACCGGAGAGCAGTATCAGGTTGAAACTATTGCTCAATATAAGGTTGAACAGCATAACGTATTTGATCCGCAGATGCGGAAAATGAAAATCGTAAATGCACCTACAACAGAAACAGATAAAAACGGAGAGCCTGTTTACAAACTCACATTGGTTGATGTTGCGAGGGTTGGGATTCCCTTTCAGGAACTAATTGTTAATCGCAGGGTTGGCTTTATGTTAAGCGATCCCGTCACAACTGATATCCTTTTCTCGAAAGACACAGAAGAAGAAAAGGCATTGCTGGAAATGGTTGATCGTATTCAAAATGACAATAAGTGTGACTATAAAAACAAAGAGCTTGCCAGAAGGATGATGTCTGAAATGGAGTGTGCTGAAATATGGTATTTCGTGCCCAATACAGACCCGGATATAAAAGGCCAATATACTTTGCGTATGAAGGTATTATCACCTGATCTGGGCGATCGCCTTTGGCCGCTTTTTGACGAAGTAGGTGATTTGATTGCCTTTGCAAGAGAATACAAACTCAGGAATATTGACGGGGTTGATATTAACCACTATGACATTTACACAAAAGACCTTGAATATAAGTGGATTCAGCGAGATACCAAATGGATTCTTGATGACCAGTTAAACCCAAATATTAATCCAATTCCTAATCCTGTTGGGAAAATAATGATAATTTACTACACCCAGCCACAGCCTGAATGGGCAAAGGTTCAAAGTATGATTGAGCGGTTTGAAATGGTTATATCAAATCATGCTGACACAAATGATTATTTTGGTAATCCAATATTAACAGTATCCGGGAAGGTTCAGGGGTTTGCAGCTAAAGGTGAGCAAGGTAAGATTCTGGAACTTGAAAACGGAGCACAGGCAAATTATCTGGCATTGTCGTCAGAACCAGCGTCCGTAAAGATGGAGCAGGAAAACCTTGAAAGGTTTATTTACACAATGAGTCAGACACCGAATATTACTTTCAGCGAAATGAAAGGGATGGGTGCAATTTCCGGGATTGCCTTGAAGCTATTATTTCTTGACGCACATATGGCAGTAAAGAGTAAGGAGGAAATCTTCGGAACCGGCTTACAGCGAAGGTTGAATTTACTGAAGGCCGCAATAGGTAAGATAGTTGATACAAGCCTCAAAGCGGCATCGTTGCAAGTGCAGCTAAAGCCAGTAATAACTCCCTACTTACCTATGAATGAAACGGAGGTTATCAGTAACCTTTCTATTGCGCTTACATCCGGGATAATAAGTCAGGAATCAGCGGTCGAGCAAAACCCATACGTGGCAGATTCGGAAAGCGAAATGGAACGGATAACCGGAGAGGCCGACAAACAAGCTCAACAGGAAAGTAAATTAGCTTCCTTAATGCAAAAGAATAGCATTGATAATGCAAACCAAACCCAAAATAATAATGGTCAAAATTCTAATCTTAACACCCAGCAGAACTGATTCACCTAGTTTTTATCGTTCCGGGGGAATCGCACCCGACTTAAAAAAGCGAATGGATATCGAAATCGATATAAGACAGCCAGACCAAATTATTCTGCATTGGCAGAATCTTCTCCTTTATGATCTTATTATGTTGCAGCGTCCGTATTTGGATGACATGGTAAGCCTGATGGATTACTGTAAAGACTTAGGTATTCCTCTTTGGGTTGACTATGACGACTATTTACTGGGAGTCCCGGCAGACAATCATCATTCAGCGACTTATGATCCACATACACGGGAAAACATCAAAGCCTTATTGAAAGGTGCAGATATCGTTTCTGTATCAACAAAACCATTAAAGGAAGCTTTCAAGGAATACAATAAGGATATCCGGGTAATCCCTAATGCCTTTAATGATTTTATATTCAAAAAAACAGTATTTCAACCGCAGCGTCAACGGTTATTCATGTGGAGGGGTGGAGAATCCCATATTTACGATATTATGTCAATGGGAAACGCTTACAACAAAGCGATGAAGGCATATAAAGACTGGCACTTTCTGTTCATGGGATTCATGCCATGGTATCTTGATCGATCGAGTAATTTCTTTCATCTTGATCCACAAGACGTGATTCATTATCATAAAAACGTCTTAAAAATGGCTCCTGCAGCCTTTACGGTTCCATTGTATGATAACCTGTTCAATCATTGTAAGTCAAATATTGCTTGGATTGAAGCTTCTTATTTTGGTGCTGTTTGCATAGCTCCTGATTGGGAGGACTGGCAGGTTCCGGGAGTCTTAAAATACAGTAACGAAGCGGAATTTTCTGCCGCAATAAGTACCATTGCCGAAGGGTATGACTATTCAAAAGACCTGAAAGCGGCTGCCGATTATATTCGTGGCAATCTGATGTTAAGCGAGGTTAATAAGCTCCGGGAAGATATAATCAAAAGCCTCCTGTAAAATGGAACAATCTGAAATGATACGTCCCACATGGGATTACGGCGACTTCCATAGAAACGAATGGATTAAAAAGGACATTACAGTAATCATGTGTGAAAGGGACACGGCAGACGTCACAAAACTTTGTCTTGAATCCCTTCTTCGCTTTTACCCTGATATTCCAATTCTAATAATTGACGGTGGTTCTATTGATGAATCGCTTAATTATGTTCACTATCTGGCAGCTACTTATCCAAATATAAGGCTCTGGGAGAGGGAGGGGAGAAACGGACACGGGACAATGCTTGATGAAGGGATCAGACACTTTATCAAAACGAGGTACGTTTTGCTTTGTGATAATGATATTATTATTAAGCGCGGTGGATGGATTGAACAAATGCTGTGGGCAATTAAGGCATCAGAAGAAGGTTTAAATCCTATTTATACCATTGGTACATTAATGCTTGTTTCAGACTCCGGCGACGGCTGTTCTCCACCAAAAGACGACAATGATATTCTAAGGTACACTCACCCTTCCTGTTCAATGATTAACAGGGACCTGTATTTACCAATGAGGCCTTTTGTGGAACACGGCGCACCGCTTGTTTACAATATGCAAGATGCAAAACAGCGTGGATATCGTGTTGAAAACTTCCCGATTCATTATTACGTTGCGCACCTGTCTGGCGCAAGCTGGACTGAGCCGAGAACGATTTGGAAAGATGATATGGACGTTTTGATTCGGCCGTTTTTTACTTTTATCGCAGACAATGTAAATTTCTGTGGAGACTTACACAGACAGTCTAATAAAGACTATGAGGTCTTATTTACAGGAGAATCTGAAAAGGCCAGCGTTGTAATACATAATCTTTCTTACTATACGGTTGACAATAAGTTATACCCATTTCGTTTTCGTGTTCACGGAGAATATATATGTCATCTATTTTCGAATATTGAAGAAATGCCAACTAATTTTATTAAGATTGCCAAGAAGACAGTTATTCATCAGTTATTCCCCGAGGAGATCACTATTGGTGGGTTTAAATTTGTAAAAAGAAAATTATGGCAGCACCGAGAAGCTTTATTGTAGGGTTCATTCATGTTTATATGGTAAATGAATGGGAGGAGATTTTAATGGAACAGATCAAGTTAATGTCTGACTCTGGCCTTTACAATGAAATGCGCTGTGCCAATATTTGCTGTATTGGAACAGAACAGAACATGGAACATCTGAAGGAAATCATAAAGCCGATTACCAAATTACAGTTTGCGGCTTGGAGTTCCAATGCTTCCGAATATGAATTTCTGTCTTTGCGATTTATAAAGGACGTTTGCGATAGGGGAACTACCTTTTACGGCTTTTACATTCACTCAAAAGGAGTTTCTTGGCCGGGACATGAAGGGGGAAAGTATTGGAGAGATTATATGAACCACTATATTATTACACGGTGGAAAGACGATGTAAAGATGCTTGACATGGGTCACGAAACCTGTGGAGTGAAAATAGTTCACAGGAATTGGCCTTTACATTATTCTGGTAATTTCTTCTGGTTTAAAGCTGAATACGTTAAACTTTGCGTTCCGGTAAGTTCAATGAATCTCAAAGATCGCTTTAACGCTGAAATGTGGATCGGTTCAGGCAGACCTATTGCCGGAACACTTTGTCAGGACTTTGTTGACTATGATACTAAAGGAATATTCACTGCAAAAGACGATCAATTACCGGGGAAATGAAAACAATCTTACTGTTCATAACTTTGTTAATAACCTTATCCGGGTATGGTCAGGATGATTGTGGAAAGAATCATTTAGGATCAGGGAATGTTAATAAAGTATGGCGAAGACCTTTGTTAAATTCAATTTATGGCCTTTATCAAGTAGGTGATAATGGGCTGGGGGTTAGGTACGATCACTATATTATAAACAGACTAGGCGCATATGGTTCAACATCCAGAGGGAAATACTGGCTTGCCGGAATGTCAAAATCAGTTCACTATAAATTTGCAGCCGGAGTAATTGTAAAAACTATTGAAGAAGATCGAGCACGGAACTTTCTTTATGCCGGGGTATCTTATCATAATTTCGATAGTCGGCAAGTAAAGGAGATTAGTTCAAGTAAGCTTCAATCATTGTCATTTGAAATAGGAACCGGAATAACGGTTGACTTTGGCTTTAGCTTGGAGTTCGGATATGACTTTGGAGAAACGAATCAAATATTGGCCTTGGCTGGTCATTTTAAAACTATAATTTATGAGAAATTTATGTTTCACTCTTGGTTATAATCTTACTTCAGAAATAGAAAAGATTATGACCCTTCTTTATCAGCAAAACAAGCCAGAAACTTTCCGGCACTTAGTTGTTGATCTTGAATTTCCGCTCGAAGTAGGTAACGTAATCCCGGCTGATATCCGTGCAGCAAAACACCGTAACAGCAAAAAGCTTCAGGCCTTGGCAAAACGCTTCGGTTCTTCATACGTTAAGTTTGAGAATATTGGAGTATCGCAAAACTGGACGCAAGTTTATAAGTTTCTGAAGCCTACAGACGATGATGTATTGATAGGGTGCGACCCTGACGAACACCCACTCAATAAGGATTGGGTTAAGGCAATGGGTGACGTTATCCGGGTTGGTAACTATGGACTTTGTTCGCTTATGATGACAGACCATATAGATTTAATGGGGAATGTTCCATATACAGAAAAAGAGGTTGCCGGGAAACGGGTTTATAATGCAGCTGCAGGATCATTGAATTGGGCATTAATAGGAATTAGCGGCAAGTTTCTTAATAAGATCAAGGAGATTCCCTTTCCGGCGGAAGCTCCACGTTACGGATATATCGAAGCCTGTTTATATCCTAAATTTCAGGAATACGGAATGGATTGGTGCGTAATGGCAGACTATCAAGTAAGACATACAGACTTTGAACTTCACGATCCCGGCACTTCTTCTTTGCTCCGGGAGTGGAAAAATCAGATAATATTTAAGGTTCATCAATACGGCCAGTTATCATTTGAGGAATGGCTAAAAATGAGAAGGGAGAACAGAATATAAACCAAAGGAAGCGGGGTGGGGTTAACCATTCGAGAGAGTATTAACCACTGTTTTTGTGAGATTAAACGGCCACTCCGCTTCCTTCATTTGTTTTTATTGTTATTTTACAAGAAAATACAATATGAAAAACAGACCAACAGGCTTAACTTACACTAAGCATAAAGAAAATCCAACGAGTTTTGTAAAGGGATTTACCCCTTGGAATGCAGGGTTAAAGGGAATGGGAATATGTAACCCCACACCCGGTTCAATAAAGAAGGGAGACAGAATTAGTACCCAAACAGAATTCAAACCCGGCGACAATATTGATAATAATAATCACAAATGGAAAGGAGAACAGGTTGGTTATTATGGAGTTCATACATACATGAGGAGAAGGTTAGGAAACGCTGTATCTTGTGTTAGATGTGATACACTTGATTCTAAAAGATATGTCTGGCATAACATAAGTGGAAAATACAAAAGAGACATAAATGATTGGGAAAGCCTTTGTTCAAAATGTCATCGGCGATTACATATAGAGTTAAAAAAGAAAGAATTAATACAGATTTAAGATGATTTGCATAACAGGAGTTGCGGGTTTTGTCGGAAGTAACATTGCACAACGACTAATAAACGAAGGGCTATTGGTATTTGGAATTGACGACCTTTCCTTTGGGAATATGAAGAACGTCCCGGAGAATAAGAACTTCCGTTTTGAGAAAATGGGATTTAATGAGTTGCCAGAGCAGACATTAAGGAATGCTGATATTTTGATTCATTGTGCGACCTCAAATATTATTTATTCTATGGATCACCCCGTCGAAACCTTCAAGAATAATGCCGGGGATACTATTAAGCTTTTTAATCGCTTTCATGGGAAGATAATTTATACCGGCACAAGCTCGGTTTATGGAAACACTATGCAACTGCCCACTCCTGAAGATGCGGAAATACTATCCAGTAATGCATACGATATTTCAAAACATATTGCCGAGCTTTATTTGCAGAAAAGGGGTAACTTCACAACACTCCGATTAACTAACGTGTACGGCAAGAACCAGAGGGCAGACAATCCGTTTTGCGGAGTTATAGGGAAATTAATTGATTGTGCATTCACAGGCAAAAAATTCACAGTTTATGGAGAAGGGAAAGATACTCGGGATTACACAAATGTTGAAGATGTTGTGGAAGCTGTACTACAGGCAGTTAAATTACCAGCTATGGAAACTGAAATCAACGTCGGCACAGGAGTCGAAACAAGCACCCTCCAATTAATCTCCTTAGTCCGGGAGATATGCAATGTTCAGGTTCAGTTCTTTTCAATGCACGGCCGTCCTATTGATAAAATTCATCGCCGTTGTCTTGATATAAGGAAAGCAAAAACCCTGCTCAATTGGGAACCTCGCTTTACGCTGGCGCAGGGATTACCTATGGCAATAGAATGGTACGCTACAAAAATGGAACCTTCTGCAGTAAGGATTTAACGGATGCCGGATTATTCGCTTTTATATCGAAAGCTCTTTTTACAGAAACAGGCGAAATTTCTTAACCAGTACGGTAATCTATTCGGTAAGGTGGCCAATGACGTTTCACAGCTGGTCAACAATCCTTCGGCAAAGTTTGCGAAGGCTTTTCAGTTTAATAAGACTATTGATTCCGGCCTGTCACAGATAATTACCACTTTTAACAAAGATTCATTAAAGCTTCAGGTATCGAACATTGAAGGGAGCTGGGGAATTGCAAACCAAAAGAATGACGCAATAGTAAATGAATACCTTTCCTTACTTGGGAATCTAAAGGAAATAACTGCCAATCCATTATTTGCGGCTTCTGTTAATTTTAGTCCAAACACCAGCGCTTTAGAAGCTTTTATTACCCGGAAATTCGGTTCGGAGAATCTTTCAGATAGGGTCTGGAAGATTGGCGACCAACTAAGGAACGAGATGGAAATTCACTTGGGGGTCGGAATAATGAATGGGGATTCTTCGGAAGTTATCAGCAGAAGGATACGACAATACCTGCAAAAGCCTGACGACTTGTTTCGGCGGGTTAAGAATGAGGCCGGACATTTAATCCCAAGTAATGCAATGACCGAAAACGCACCGGGGAAAGGGGTTTATAATTCAGCTTACAAGAACGCAATGCGTCTGGCAAGAACGGAAACAAACATGGCGTTTCAACTTGCAGATCATGAAAGGTGGATGAATATGCAGATGGTTACCGGGCAAAGAATTGAGCTTTCGGGCAGTCATCCCGATTATAATTACCCGGAGATATGTGAAGAACTTGAAGGCGACTATCCGAAGGAGTTTATCTTTGCAGGCTGGCACGTTCAGTGCTTGTGTCATGTAGTTCCAATCATGATGCCGAAAGACGATTTTAGAAGTTTTTTGCGTGGGGAAACGAAAACCATTGAACCTAAACAATTGAAAGATTACCCGTCTAATTTTGAAGCGTACCTGAAAGCCAACGCTGAAAAGTTTACTTCAGAAAAAAACACACCTTACTGGTTTTCTAATAATGCGGAAATTATAAGAGCTGTAGTTAAATGAGTGGAATATTACGAATCCGGTAAGATATTCTGGAAGCCGTATCGTCCTATAAGGGAAATTTAACGCTTCCTGACGGCCTCCAATGGGGCAAAAACGAAAGATTTAAATAAATTTGTTTTGTATTGATAAAAATGTATAACTTTGAAAATCTTATCAGATCATGAAAGAGAAAATTTTAACCTACCTGAAATTAAAGCTTGACGGAGTCCAAGTAGCATACTTGGCAGCGCTCGCTGAAAATTACGCAAAGACAATTACCGACGAAGCTCAAATTGCAATGGTCATCACTGACGGGGCAATTGAAATTATAAAAGCTTCTGCAGGCCATTTACAGGTGGAAGGCGATAAGAGGGCAGCCGAAGCCTCAAAAACAGCAGTAAAAACTTTCCGGGAGAAGCATAATTTGGATTCTAATGGAAAACCGATCGAAACCAAACCGACCGGAGATCCCGATCCTGACCCAGACGAACCGAAATGGGCAAAGGCGTTAAGGGAAAAACTCGAAACACAAACAGCTGAACTCAACAAAAAATTCGAAGGCCTTGAGAAAGCCAAAACCCAAGAACAGTTAATGGCGAAATTTCAAGCTAAACTGAAGGAAAAGGGGGTTGACGAACTCTATATTCCTATTTATTCCCGTAATCTGGTTATCGAATCAGAGGACAAACTTGACCAACTTGTGGAGGACACCGACAAAGTACACAAAGACTTTGTGCAAAAATCGGCTGACAAGGGGGTTATCATTTCAATTCCGGGTCAAAATGCAGGTCCAGCTGAAGCCGGGGAAGCAACGGGTAAATCCATTGCTGAAAAAAGAAACAAAAGTGCCACAGAAGGTGTGCCGGGAAAGAAAGTTTAACTTAAAATTCTAAAAATGCAAATAACAACAGATTCCTTTGCAGGGAGAGTAGTCGTGTTTGAATCTATACTCGACGAAATACCCGGAGGAGTTGGCTTGAATGTTGCTCGCCTCGACTATGAAACAGCGGGTAAAGAGTACATTCCAGCTGGAACTCCCGTTTATGTTGATATTGCCACCAGAGTTGCCGAAGTCTGCAAGTCAGCTTTAGCAATTGATGGAGGCGGATCAACGACCCCACGGCTTGGGAAAGATCATCATTTCGCAGTAGGTGACTACCTTAATGATGGTACAACCGGAGCAAAAATTACCGCACTTGATAAAACAACAAGTGCTGATTACGATACCGCAACTGTCAACACAGCGCTTACCGTTACTGCCGGAACAAAATATCAGCAAGGCACAGTATCAGGATCAAGCGTTGTTTTGTTATACACTCCAAACGGGATGGTCAAATCTCCGACCAGATTAGTTGAAGGTAATGCCGATGTTCCTGTTGTAACGATAGGAACTTACCGTGAAGATGCTCTGACATATCCATTAAGTGCTGCTTATAAAATAGCATTACGTGGTGGAACAGCCGGAACTGGCAAGTCACTTCTGACGGCTGTATAACCTCTGTTTAACCTTTTAAAAATTAGAAAAAATGCAAACTCCAATTATTGAGGGTGTAACAGAAGCCGGATTAGTTTCTTACCTCAAGGCACGTCAGTATTCCGAATTATACTGGCCGACATTCTTCCCGTTGCAAAACGTCAATTCACTCGACGGCAAAACTCTTATCGGAGCCGTTGGTTCCAGAGTAGCTGCAGCAATCATAAGTTATGATGCCAAAGCACCTGAAGCCAGCAGAAAAAGTATTTCAACACAATACTTTGACATACCGAAACTCGCATTGTCCAGAAGGAAAACCGAAAAGGAAATTCTTGAACATCAGATCACCCGCTTATACCGGGGACAGGATGCAGTCATTGAGGATTATTTCAATGATATCGACTTCCTGTTTGACTCGATTCAGGCAAGAATTGAATGGACAATTTTGACCGCAATGTCAAAAACAAAACTTCAACTTTCAGCTACCAATAACCCCATGGGTATAATCAATGAAACGGTCATTGATTTCGGAATGCCATCAGCCAACAAAAAAGTTGTTGCTGTAACATGGACTACTGGCCATTCTGCCACCATGACACCTTTGGCCGACTTCAAAAAGGTTGTCAAAGCTGGCCGTGATGCTGGCATTTACTTCCAGAGAATTCTTATGCACCCGGACGCATTCGATCTGATAACAGGTTGTGATGAGTTCCAGACCGCTTGTAAATCCCTTTTAATTGGTGAAAGCCAAGTTCTTGGGATGATGGGTCTGGAAACCGTCAACAAAGTTCTCACCTCGTTCCGTCTGCCGTCTATTGCTTTGATCGAAACATCAATCTCAATAGAAGACAAAGCTGGTGATCTGACTGAAGATAATCCATGGGACTCAAACCATGTGTTGTTCATTCCGACAACCAGCCTTGGGAACCTATTAAACGGACCAATTGCTGAAGAAATCGAAAGACCTGTGCAGATCATACAGGCAAAAAGAGGCAACGTCCTGTTAAGCATTCAGCGTGATTTTAACCCTGTTAGTGTTCTGACCAAAGGAGAATGTAATGTTTTCCCGTCATGGCCGAATGTTAATATGTGTTATTCTCTTTATTTGGCAAGCGCTGCAACGTGGGCATAGGATAGAGCCGTCAACACGGACGGCTTAATACTTCTTTGACATGACAAATCTGGAAGCAATTAAGGCAAGGGTGTCATATCCCTTGTCAGCCAAAGCATTCGAACTCGCTTTAGTGGGGAGATCACTAACCACTACCGGAACATTTGACGCTTCTGCAGATCAGCAAGCCTTTGACTTGGCCTATGCTGACGCATTAACGAGCTTACTTACTTCTCCGGCAAGTGTTTCAGAGGGTGGATTTTCTGTTTCAAAATCAGACAGGGATACAATTCTTGGGTTGATTACTCCTATTTATAATAGGTACGAAGTGATAATCCCAACTCTTAAACCTACAGCAACATTCGTAAGGCGATGGTAGAACAATATCCAGATAGTATTACTGTTACTGTTTCGACTCCGGCTATTCAGGATGAAAGTACTGGACGATGGACGTCGGGGTCGGCAGAAACATTTACTTGGGATTGTCGGGCAGAAATAAACGGAGCAGAAAGAAAGGTAGCTATTGCAGATGGGACATTACTGGACTATGCATTCGATATTTATCTTCCTTCCATGGAAACGGTTGTTCCTTTCGACTCTCCTTACCAGCTTACAAAAGGAGGCGCAATTTACTCAGGGACGATAAAGGGCGCAGCAAATGGGCAGTTAAATTCAAGATTGTGGGCATAACAGCAGACTTCGACATTGGAGATATTAACCAATCAAACGAAGAGCTGGTAGCGGAAGTCGAGAATAAAATCATTATGGCAATGCAATACGCTGGCGATGATTTCGTGGCGGCTTGCAGGGAACAACCACAAGGACATGAACTTGGGTTTTATAATGACAGGACTGCAAATCTAAGAAACTCCGTAGGTTACCTTATTTACAAGTATGGCGAATTGGTTCATGAGTCTGTAACCAGATTTCCGGCAGAAAATCGGGCAGCGGTTGCGGATCTTATAGATAATGGAGCAATAGTTTTGATAGGAATTGCCGGGATGGATTACGCTTCATATGTTGAATCAAGAGGTTATAACGTAATTACGATACAGCGGGATCAGCTTTATATTGACCTTGATATTTACTTTAAGGACATTCAGGTAGCAATCGAAAAGTATGGCAGCAATTAATTTCACATCATCAAGCAAGTTTGTTGATACAGTCTATGGGTTGCTGAGCACGTTAACAGTAAAGAGGTATCAACATACCAAGCCATCAAATGCGAAGGATTCCGAATACATCGTTATCAATGCGCTGCCAGTTCCGGCAGGGGTAATGCAAGTTGGGTATGTAAATGTAAATTATTTTGTCAAAGACATAAATCCGGGAGTTCCTGATATAACTAAACTTCAGGCTGGCGAAGAAAGGGTAATCGCACTTCTAAAAAAAGTTACAGCCTCAGATAAAACCTACATGATTGATATTGAAAGCCAAGAAACCTTCCGGGAAGAATCTGCAGGGGAGCACTATTCAAATTTGAGGTTTAGCTTTAAATTTATTAATTATCAAACACCTCCTGTACAAATTCCGTGGGACGTGGATAGTATTAATGTTGACATTAATGACGAAAGATTAGACATAGATTACTCATAATTTAATGATATGAAAAAATACTTAATTACAGCGCTTTTTTTAATTATAAGTACACTTGCTTTCGGTCAGGCTGCTAAGGTTCCCATGGGCATTCATATGACGCCTGCCAATGCTTTTCCTATAATCAATAAAGCTATTGATACTCTGAATAAAGTAAGTGATAGTGTTAAAACAAAAGCACCTATCCATAATGCTCATCTCACGGGATTAACATTATTAGAACAGTTAAAGATTTCAGCAGGAGGCGTTACGATTACAGCGATCACTTCAGATGGCACTAATATACATTTCTGGTCAGGGGTGACAGAACTGGCAGCCGTCCCGGGTAGTGGTAGTACAACATGGGGGAACATTACAGGTTCATTGGCAAGTCAAAATGACTTAACAAGTGCTTTAAATGCCAAGGCGCCTGTGTCAACCACGATGACAACCTCTCATGCTGCAAATGGAGTTACGACCCAAAAGATTATAAATTGGGATTTGGCTTATGGCTGGGGCAATCATGCATCGGCAGGATATGCTTTAAATAGTGCTTTATCAAGTTACGCTTTAAATAGTGCTTTAGCAGGTTATGTCCCGACTTCAAGAACAGTTAACGGTCATTCACTTTCTGGGAATGTTTCTGTAAGTACAACTGATTTAAGTCTGAATAATGTTGACAATACTTCAGACGCAACAAAGAATGCAGCATCCGTTACACTGACTAATAAAACACTTACATCTCCAAAGATAAATGAGGATGTAGCAATGACAACGACATCAACTTATCTTAACCGGGTTGATGCTACAAGTTCTATACAGGGACAGTTAAATGCAAAAGCAGTAGCGATTAATTTTTATGTTTCTAATACCGGATCAGATGTAGCAGACGGATTAACACCAGCAACAGCATGGCAGACAATATCAAAAGTAAATGCAAGTACATTTAATCCGGGATCTTCAATACTTTTCAATAAAGGCGATACATGGAGAGAAGAGTTGATTATTCCCTCTAGTGGCATTTCTAGTTCCTATATTACATTCGGCAGTTATGGCACAGGCAATGCGCCTCAAATACTCGGTTCGTCATTAGTAACGGCATGGACAAGTGACGGGAGTAATGTATGGCATTCAACTACAACAGTCAGTAATCCTTACGCCTTGACATATAATGGAAATGTTTATTTTAAAGAAACTAGTGGATTGATTACATGGGGAAAGGTAAAGGTAGCAAACAGAGCAGCTTTAGTATCAGAATATCAATGGGAATGGGAATCAAATCATATTTATATTTATTCTCCGACTGATCCAAATACAAGATATTCAGGCGTAGAAGTCACACAAAGAGCAATAGGTATTTCCCTGAATAGCAAAAGTTATATAACTATTGACGGACTAGAGGTTGCGTATGCTAATGCAGGGGGAATAGATGAAGGTATTTTCCCATTTGTAAATCTGACGGGGTTAATTGTTAAGAATTGCAATATTCATCATACTGGAATTAAGTCGAGTGCGGCAGGTTATGGACTTGGGCTGGCTCACTCAAATATGCTCATTCAAAACAATATCATTCATGACTCCGGTAGAAGAAATATATCGTTAAATCTTTATGCAGCAAATATTCAGGTAAGCAGTATCATAGTTGAAAACAACAC